TCACTTTGATATCGTTTGTCATGGTCTTTTTCCTTATTCCATTCCACAAGCAATGCACCCGTCATGGATGCACTGGTTTATAAAATGGGAACCCTAAGCATTCACTACCGCCACCCACTTGCTGAAACAGTCTAAGTATCAGTGGCGTCCGTTCTATAGCTTCGGAACCCTATCAACCTCCTTCACCGCTAACGTGGCGCGCCGTAGCGGCCACACAATTACTCGATTGATACCTGGTTCAAACCAGAACCACGTTGCTCACCCGTCCAAGTCGGGGTGTCGGCTTCACGCGGCCCTAAAACCTAAGGCGTTTAATTTAGTCTCTCCCAGCCATGCCAGGGTTAACTGGCTCGCTTCTGGTGTCATCGGCTGTCTGGCTTGTCTTGCTGTCTTGCCGATGAATTCAATCTAGGGTCAGCCCGAGCTAATGTCAACCCGTTGAAAACATTGGATAAATTCAGGTCAGCTCAGAGAATATGTAATAAAATCAATGGGCTAGGTGATTCGTTTCTATCCAAAATAAATCAAATAAAATGCAATAAAATACTAACTTTCTTCGATTATCGTTTAAAATCAATAGGTTAGCAGGTGAGAAAGCAGCTCGGTGCTATCTATCTAAGGATAATCGCGCGGGTAGTAATATACATATACAAAATCCAATGGCAGCTCGTATACCCTGCGAAAACTGTAAAGAATACCAAGTCTAGGCAAGTGCCCCAGTATACGGAGAGACAGACTATATATTCAAACTCTTGAATGTGTATAGCTAGTTGCGAACGGTTCTCATATAGTGTTTCTTGAATGTATACAGCTACTTGCGAATGGTTCTCATATGCGACAAATGGAATGTATAAGAGGGGGGTAGAGGGGCCAGTGGGGTGCCCTGCGTTATTATACATGACCAATGACAGAGGGGGGTATTTTAAGTCTGTTAACCACTTTGGTAACCTACAAGGGGTTGAAGCCCTATATGTTATACGTTGTGTTAACCCAGTCAACTACGAGGAGAGCACCTTCCTCACCAGAGGTATCCGTTAGAAGCATTCGTTAGAGACAGGAGATTGTCCCGCTAAAAGGGCCTTTCGTGGGAGATCTTCCCTATCTTCATTTAACATGTCTCTTTTAGCTTGACACCTAAACACACTTATGGTATAATATACTTATAGTATTTCTTAAAGAACACTAAAACTCCTACATCTAATAAGATATAACATAGAAGATGAAGAACATAAGAGATACTTAAAGTATACATTAAGTATACATAAGGGGTTGACCTCGCGGCTACATGTCCAACCCAGGTTATACTTTAAGTATGTACCTCTCTTCTTTGTCGCACCCCTCTAGGGAACCTTTTAGGGGATCTTTAGGTAGATACCTATCTCCGTCTTTGACGAACTATTACCTATTATTCAATAAAATTGAAGGAGAAGCAGAGCCCTTAGTATAGCTAAGGTGGTATTTCTGCTTGACTTGAAGAACACCCTATGTTATAACTGGGGTAAGCTAATGAGAGAGTACAATGAAGACTCCAGAACGAACAGACACACATGGACAAGAAGATGACATCCTAGGGAGGTTCTTTAGTGCCCTCGCAGGGGATGACATAAAGGCTCTGCAGACTATGCACATACCTCGTAGTGAGGTCTTCTACGTCAGACAGAAATACTTCCAGGACACAGGTGAGTGGGTAACCTTAGACCGCATGGAGCGTTCCATGTATCTTGAAGGACTCCTAGATGCCAGAGATGTCCACCAACCGAATACTAAAAGAGACTGGGAAGACTAATGGGCTATAGCTTAGGTAGCAGAAGCAAGAAGAGATTGGAAGGGGTTCACCCCGATCTAGTCCGTGTTGTTGAAAGAGCTATCGAACTCACAGAGGTAGACTTCACTGTCCTAGAGGGTATGCGTACCGTAGCACGACAGAAGAAGCTCGTAGCTAAGGGTGCCTCCACAACAATGAACTCACGTCACCTCACAGGTCATGCTGTTGATATTGGTGCCTGGGTAGGTGGTACAGTTCGTTGGGACTGGCCACTGTATTACAAACTAGCTGATGCTATGAAGCAAGCAGCCGGTGAACTAAAGATAGATATGGATTGGGGTGGTGATTGGAAGTCCTTTCCAGATGGACCTCACTTTGAACTACGTTGGGCTGCATACCCAGCATAATATCTGAAAGAGAGAGGGACCTTTATGTCAGAAGAACAAGTGGCTGAGAGGTTACGTAATCTAGAACTAGACAATGCTGTTTTACACGAGCAAGTAAAGAATATGGAGACTAAGATCAACAGCCTCTCTAGCGGTGTTAGCCGTGGGTTATGGGTTCTTGGTGGTGGTTTCATTGCATCTTTTGTAACCTGGGTAGTGAATGGTGGCCTGGTCAGATAATGAAGAAAGTACGTTGGAAGGAGATGGTAACAGGGGTGGTACTAGGTACTGTCTTCATGTCACCGTGGTCCTCCCTCTTTGAAGTCAGACCTTACACTGATGTTCAATTGGTCTCAGTAGCTAAGACAGACACAGCAGTTACCATAACCGCTAACTTCCGTAAAACTGATTGCTCCTTTCAACGCTTAGAGGTTTTTGGGTATGATCTAGGTCAGACTTACGCCCTGGATTGGGAGAATGTTGTAGTAAGGGACGAGGTAGATCGTGGGTTTAGCTACGATAGGGTAGAAGGGGGTCACACCCTCCGTATCAAGGTCAAGCTACCCGACACAAGCTACGATAAGATTGAAATAAGAACAAGACATCTATGTGATGGGGCTAAGATTGACAAGGTTTTCGTTACAGTAGATTCAAAGGATCTAATATGATACAGGTACTCCTCCCTATCCTAGCGCCTATCCTAGGTGACGTTCTGAAGAAGATAATACCTGATTCAGACAAACGTGCTGAGATTGAACGTGAGACTAAGTTAGCTCTCTTGGAGCACACAGACTCCTTGGAGAAGGTACGTGGGGAGATTATCCTTGCCGAAGCTAAGTCAAGCAACTGGATCACATCAGCTTGGCGTCCCCTCCTGATGTTAGTGGCTATTGCTATCATCGCTATGAACTACCTTGTGTTCCCTATCATCGCCATTGGGTACCCGAGTATTATGGACAACCTCCTCGAGCTGCCTGATCAGCTCTGGAACCTTCTAACACTTGGTGTTGGTGGTTACATTGTAGGACGTAGTGGCGAGAAGATGATAGATAACTTTAAGAAAGGTGATAAGTAATGGGCTGTTGGGTTAATAAGAAAGAACCGTGTGGTTGTTGTTTTGGGTGCTGGAACATGGACCCCGCTTCCATTTCAACTAAGTTTAAACTACTCAACGGTACTGTTATCACTTCCATCTCTTTGTTTGAGGACTGAGAGAAATGGCAGATAAGAAAAGAGACTACAAGAGGGAACGTGAGCTCCAGCTTAAGTCTTCTAAGTCTAACCTAGCGGCTAACGCCTCTCGTAAAGCGGCCCGCCGTAAGCTGGAGAAAACAGGGGCTGTCTCTAAAGGAGACGGTAAGGACGTGGACCATAAGAACCGCAACCCCCTTGACAACTCCACTAAGAACCTGAAGGCCAAACCTAAGTCAGCCAACCGTAGCTTCTCCCGTAAGGCAAATGCTAAGAAGTATGGTAAGAATATAGGGGCCTCTAACCCACCCTCACAAAGGAAGTACAAGAAATAATGATGTTTAAGGAACATGAGAAAGAGCTTAACAAGAAGGGTTACTTCTTTACAGCTGATCAGATCGTAAATAAACGTGGTGACGTTCTAGCAAGTATGAACCCCTATGGTGAGTTTGACTGCAAGGACGATGACCTGATGGTCGCCATCTGTGACTGTGAACTCTCTGCAGCTGAGAGTGTTAAAGTGGTTGAGAAGAAACCAGCTAAGAAGAAGAAACGTGCACGTGATGAGGATGGCCACTTTAAGGCTGATGATCCAACAACTCCTGACGTCAACGAAGCCTGGGAAGAGTAAGGTATGTCCAACCCCTCCTATACTACTTTCTTTGAAGGTAAGTCTGTAACGAGTACTACAGCTGACGCAGGGGCTGACGTAGTCTTCGTCGCACCCTTGAACCACGATGCAGAGATCACCTTCTTGAGTTGTACGAATGGCGGGACGACTGACACTGTCAATGTGATGGTCTATCACTTCGATGATGACACCTACTACTACCTTCTTAGACAACACTCTATCGCAGGTAACGATACATACCTGCTTGCGGAGAAGTCATCAATCTACCTCCACGCAGGGGATAAGTTAGTAGTATTCAAGAACGGGGGTACCTTTGACGTCAGTGTCTCTGGTAAACTCTTCTACAACCCAGTTAGGAGCCTATAGTGTCTAAACGTGAATTAACAGAAAAGCAGGAATTGTTCCTGTCTGTACTCTTTGAGGAAGCAGAGGGTGACCCCCTTAAGGCTAAGAAGTTAGCTGGTTACTCTGATAACGTGCCGACCTCTACTGTAACAGCAGCGCTGGCCGATGAGATTTACGAACTAACTCGTAAGTTCATTGCACAGAGCTCAACTAAAGCTGCCTATACCATGTTCAAAGTCATGGGAGACACGGATATGTTGGGTGCTAAGGAAAAGATGAATGCAGCCAAGGACCTTATGGACCGTGCTGGGTTTACTAAGACGGAAAAGGTAGAGGTCTCCAGCAGGGAGCCAGTCTTTATTCTACCTTCAAAGAAGGAGCAAGACTAATGGCTGTTAAGAAGGACCCACGTTTGGAACGTGCAGGTGTATCCGGTTACAACAAACCTAAACGTACACCTAACCACCCCAAGAAGTCCCATGTTGTAGTCGCTAAAGAGGGTGACAAGATTAAGACTATCCGCTTTGGTGAGCAGGGTGCTAAGACAGCAGGTAAGCCTAAAGCTGGTGAGTCTGCTGCTATGAAGAAGAAACGTGCAAGCTTTAAGGCTCGGCACGGTAAGAACATCAGCAAGGGCAAGATGAGTGCGGCTTACTGGAGCTCACGTGAGAAATGGTAGTAAAAACAAAACGTTACACTAAGGATTGCCCTGACTGTGGTACAGAGCAGAGCTATGGTCGTAAAGATCACTACAATTCTGCTGTGAGAAATAACTGGAAGTGTAAGTCTTGCTCCAACAGCTCTAATAACTTTGCAGGCAAAGTAGGGCCTATGCCTGTCACTTGGTTTAACACTAAGATGCGTGGCGGTATGGGCAGAGGGTACCAATGGGATATAACACCTGAATATATTATCTCTATGTATGAACAGCAGGGTGGTCTTTGTGCCCTTACGGGGTGGCCTATAGGTTGGTCAGAAAAGGGTTTAACGGCTACTGTGTCTATAGACCGAATAGATTCCGAAGAGGGCTACATTCAGGGTAACGTGCAACTGCTGCACAAAGACGTTAACATGGCTAAACAACAGTACTCCCAAGACTACTTTATTGCCATGTGTAGAGCTGTCGCTGACAAGGCTAAATGGTAATAACAACAATAATAATAACTTGACAAACTAATGT